GTTACAGCTGCTTGGGTATCAAAAAAAATAGCTTTTTCCAAAAAAGAAAAACCTGAAAAAATTCTTATAATTGCAAACAAACTTGACACGTCTGTAGAATTTGCAAACAAAATAAAACAATTTACTGAACAGTGGCCCAATTGGATGGGTGTTGAATTTTCTACTGAGAAAAACGCTGCTCGACATTGGAAACTAACAAACGGATGTGAGGTAAAAGCGGTTGCAACATCAAATGACGCACTTCGTGGTTACACCCCAACAGTATTGATATTTGACGAAGCTGCTTACATTGAGGCGGGTGATGACTTTTGGGCTGCTTGTATGGCGTCTCTTTCTACAGGTGGTAAAGTTATAGTGATATCTACCCCGAATGGATACGATGCAATTTATTATCCAATTTATGACCAGTCCTTAAAAAATATGAATAACTTTAAGATTACTGAGATGTTTTGGTGGAGAGACCCAAGATATACTAAAGACTTAGAGTTTATTAAAGTTAAAGATATAATTCATTATTATCTCAATAGGGAAGAATACAAAGACGTAGAAATTATTTCATACGAAAATGTACCACAAGAACAAAGAAATTACGAAGATTTCAAAAAACTAATGGATGATGGATATAAACCACATTCATCTTGGTTTGAAAAAATGGCCAAAAAATTAAAATTTGATAGAAGAAAAATTTCGCAGGAATTGGAGTGTAACTTTTTAGGTTCTGGTGATAACGTTTTTGAAAGTAAAATAATAGAAAAGATTAGAACTGAAATGGTTTGTCAACCTGAAAACAAAATGGTTCAAAACCAACTTTGGATTTGGAAAGAACCTGTTGTTGGTCATAGATACATTATGGGTGTTGACGTTTCAAGGGGAGATTCTGAAGATTATACTTCATTCCAAATTATTGATTTTGATGAAAGGGAACAAGTTGCCGAATATTTGGCAAAGGTTCCACCTGATGTTGCTGCTGAAATTGCATACAAATGGGGTACGTATTATGATGCATTTATTGTTATTGATATTACTGGTGGTATGGGTGTCTCAACATCAAGGAAATTACAAGAGATGGGATATAGAAACCTATATATTGATGGTGTCAATTACGCGAATGTATGGGAATATAACTCAAAGGCTATGGAAAAAATACCTGGAATTAACTTTAACGCTAAAAGAGTACAAATTATTTCAGCGTTTGAGGAGGCGTTAAGACACGGATTTAAAGTGTATTCACCAAGATTGTTAAGTGAAATGAATACTTTTGTTTATATAAACGGTAGACCTGACCACATGAAAGGACATCATGATGATTTGATTATGTCTATCGCGATGGCACTTTACGTAGGACAAAACTCTTATAATCAATTAGAAAAAGTTACAGAACAAACAAAGGCTTTATTAAATTCTTGGAGTGTTACAAACAGCGAAGCATCAAAAGCTGTTTTGGATTTCAATCCTGGCGTTCCTGTGATATCACCCTCATCCTATAACGACAGATTTGGCTCAAACCCAACTAAAAGTGACTATGAAAAGTATTTATGGTTATTCAGCGGTAAAAGAATGTAAATCTTTATTCATAAACTGATTGAACTATAATTATTAGATAATGGCAGATAATTTAACAATATGGCAACGACTTACAAGAACGTTTGGTCCTGACTCTACATTAGGTCAACAACCGCCAGTATACAAATTTGACAAAAAAGAAATTCTTAAAACTGATAATAAAGAAGAATTTGATAAACAAAAACTACAAGCTCAGCAAAGTTACTACTTAGGACAACAATGGGCAAAAATTGAAAATAATCTCTATACTCAAGCAATTTATTATGAACCAACAAGATTGGCTTCTTATTATGATTATGAGAGTATGGAATATACCCCTGAGATTTCCGCAGCTCTTGATATCTATGCCGAAGAATCGACAACAACAAATGAAGACGGATTCATTCTTCAAATTTATTCTGAATCATCACGTATAAAAGTTGTATTGGCCGATTTATTTAATAACAGATTGGATATTAATACTAACTTACCTATGTGGACAAGAAACACATGTAAGTATGGTGATAATTTTGTATATCTAAAATTGGACCCTGAAAAAGGTGTAGTTGGGTGTCAACAATTACCAAACATTGAAATTGAAAGATTGGAAAGGGGTATGAAAGTTAAACCAGCCCACAACACATCTGAGGATGCAAAATCTTTGAAATTTGTATGGAAGGTTAAAGACATGGAATTCAATACGTGGGAGGTTGCTCACTTTAGATTATTGGGTGACGACAGAAAACTTCCATATGGTACTTCTATGTTAGAAAAAGCGAGAAGAGTTTGGAAACAGTTATTACTTTCAGAAGACGCCATGTTGGTTTATAGAACATCAAGAGCACCTGAAAGAAGAGTATTTAAAATATTTGTTGGTAATATGGACGACAAGGATGTTGAACCATATATCCAAAGAATTGCAAATAAATTTAAGAGAGACCAAGTTGTTGATTCTAAAACAGGTAATGTAGATTTACGTATGAATCAAATGGCGGTTGACCAAGATTTCTTTATTCCTGTTCGTGACCCAGCTCAAACAAGTCCTATTGAGACATTAGCGGGAGCTCAGAACTTATCAGAAATTGCAGATATTGAATATATACAAAAGAAATTATTAACAGCTCTTCGCGTACCTAAAGCGTTTTTAGGTTTTGAAGAAGCGGTTGGTGATGGTAAAAATTTGGCAATGCAGGACATAAGATTTGCAAGAACAATCAATAGAATCCAAAGGTCAATGATTCAAGAATTAAATAAAATTGCAATTATACATTTATTTATTTTAGGATTCGAGGACGAACTGACTAACTTTACTCTTGGTCTAACAAACCCATCAACACAGGCTGACCTATTAAGGATTGATACATTTAAAGAAAAATTATTAGCATATAAAGACGCTGTCACACAAGTACAAGGTCTTGCACCTGTGTCTGCGACTTGGGCGAAGAAACATATACTTGGATTCTCTGATGAAGAAATAAAACTTGATTTATTACAACAAAGAATTGAATCTGCGGTTGCAGCCGAATTAACTAAAACCGCTGAGGTTATTATAAAAACAGGTATTTTTGATAATGTAGATAAGCTATATGGTAAAAAACCTGACGAACCAGCAGGAACACCTGCAGAAGGAGGAGCACCTCCTGATATGGGTGGAGCACCTGACATGGGTGATATGGGAGGCGGAGCACCACCTCCACCTGGCGGTGAAGAATTAGGTGGACCACCAGCTGGTGGAGCTCCTGAGTTAGCTCCCGAATCAAGGATAGATAAAGATATGAATCTAATTTTAGAAGAAGATATGATTAGTGGTGTCGATGAATTAGACTTATCAAAGGGTAGAAAGTCATTGATAGAAATAGAAAATAAACTTGATGAACTATTAAACAAATAAGATATTTATAGTTATGAAAAATTTTGGATTATTAAAATCAATCGTAGAAAACGCATTGGTTAAAAACTATAAGAAGAACAATTTCAAAAATATTTTGAAAGAATTCAAAGAGTTAATAGATTACAACAAATCTGTTGGAAAAGTTTATGTTGATTATGGTTCCATCCTAAAAGTAAAAAATCTTAGTGAGGAAGTTGCTACTGAATTTATTGAATTAACTATTTCAGATATAAAAAACACAATCAAAGAAAATAGAAAACAGTTTTTAGAGTTTGAGGCTTGGACCGAAACTTTAGAGCCAATATCAGAAAATAGTTATCAGTTGTTAGACGATTTAATTTTTGCGGACACTGCGGAAGATTTTCTAAAACTTGTTGAGTCTAAGAAAACCCTTAAAAAAATGTTAACAGAGTCAAATAAAAATGAAGAAACTACTTTAACAGAAACAATTAATATACCTTTAGATAAAATGTATTCAGTGGTTGCCGATACTTTCTCAAACGAGTATTCTAACTTAAGTGAATCTCAATTGTTCGAGTTGAAATCATTGATGAAAATGACCAAAGAAGAATTAACTGAGGGAATAGAGAGACTCAAAAAAGAAGTTACTGAAAAATTAGATTCAGTTGATGTTTCGGACGAGGAAACCAAATCCAAAATTCAAGAAACAAAAGATAGGGTAATGAACACACAAATCGACTCATTATCATACTACAAATTGAAAGAACTTTCAAAAGGACTTTAAAAAAAACCCCGATTTAGTCGGGGTTTTTTGTTAGTTGTTTTCTTCTTTTGGTTCGTCTGTTTTCTTTTCTTTTTGTATTTGACTTATCATGTAACCAGCAAGTGCAAATTCAACACCTGACCAAATTGCCACATCAGAAGTAGTCATAGTTGTGATGTTCTTTACAAGAAAATAAATCATACCCCATTGGCCGATAATGAATGCAACGCCAGACTCAATTCTCTTTTTGGAAAAATAAGAATCTTCGTTTGAATAAATTTTACCGATTTCTGCGATGAACCATTTGATTTTAGAATAAAGCGAAAGTAGTTTTTTCATACTTATAAATATCACAGATATTTACTTTCTTGAAGTTTTTGAACATACTTGGCTTTTTTCATCTTTTCCCTTTTCTTGGTAGTATTTTTTACATACTCTTGGCGGGCTCTTAACTCCTCAATCTGTTTAGTCTTTATCACTTTGTACTTATAACGTTTCAAAGCTTTTTCTAAACCTTCCCCTTTTTCTACTTTGATTACAATCATATTTTTCTTTATATTGTAATAAATATACAAATTAAATTCAAATTTGTTAATAAGTTTTTTTTTCTTATATTTTATCAAAAATAAACTATTTTATAATGAAAAATTTTAGAAATGAAAAAAGGCAAAACATCCAAATTGGATTTGTTCAAAGATGCTAAATGTTATTACGGTAGTGTTGATACCGCGGATTTAAAATCACTTTACTTAGTACTACAAACATGGGTAACCCCTAAAGTTGAAAAAGAAAATTGGAACACAACAGTAGGTTCAATTACAAGAACAATAAAACACAAAATATTAGAAATTGCAAACAAAGAACTTTTCAAGGAACATTTTATAGTTGATTTGGACCTCAGAACAAGTGGAATAAAAATGAAAAAATCATCTTTTTTAAATTTAGAAATTACTTTTTTCACCAAAAATGATGTAGAATTCAAATCGGAAATACTATCAACTGAATTAACTAAAGTTATCAAAGAAGTTCACAAAAATATTCTATCAAATTCAAAATATTTTTCAATACAATTCTCCAAAACGAAAGAAAAGAGTAAAGTTTGAATGGACCTTATATTTATAATGAAAAACAATTATGAAAATATTGGGACCAAAAGAAATTGGAAAAGGTATACTAATAGAATATGACGCTGGTAGTGTTTCATGGAAAGACTCTATAAATGAAAATTTTGGTGACAAAAATAAAACACAAATTGACCACTCAAAACCATTTGTGTTTTATGCTACTCTTCAGAAATACGGAGTTCCAAACAGAAATGGTAGAGTTTATCCTGAAAGAATACTAAAAAGAGAAGCTGAAAAATATAAAAGTTTAATTCAAAAAGGGCTTTCTACATCAGAGTTAAATCACCCTGAATCTTCACTAATCGACTTAGATAGAGTTGCACATATAATAGACGATATTTGGTGGGATGATAATGTACTAGTTGGTAAATTAAGACTTCTAACATCACCAGGTTTTCATGAGAGAGGTATTGTATCAACTAAAGGTGATATTGCAGCCAATCTAATGAGACAGGGTGTAACGATGGGTATTTCATCTCGTGGTGTTGGGTCTTTAGCCAAGAAAGGTGAACATAATGAAGTTCAGGATGATTTTGAAATAATATGTTTCGATTTGGTAATGAATCCTTCTACACCTGGCGCTTATCTTTATATGGACAAAGGTGATAGAAAACTATATGATGAAAATATTGATGTGGAAAAAAAGGTAATTGAACCAAGATTAGATGGTGGTTTAGGAAAATCACTTGACTTAATGGCAAAATTGAACGACTTTTTAGGACATAGATAATAACATTATGGACGAGAAATATTTTGTAGCAAAAATTCAGTATGACCTGATTGATGAAAACTCAGGTAAAGTAAAAAAAATTAGAGAAGAAAAATTAGTTAGAGGTTTTTCTGTAACAGATGTCGAGGCGAAAGTAACCGACAAGTTCAAAGGGTTTCAACATGATTGGAGAATCACCGCAGTTGCTGAAAGTAAAATAGACGAAGTTTTTCAATAAAAAGACACAATTAAATTAAAAAATTAAAACCCGAGAAATCGGGTTTTTTTTATTTGCTTTTATCGTAAAAATAACTTTTTTGTAGTTGGGGTATATTTATATGAGAAATAAAACAATTTTTATTGCAAAAAATGAATACAGAAAAAAAATCATTGGTTGAGGAAGCTCTTTTACAAATGAAAAATTTGGAAAACGTAGTAACCGAAAACGCAAAAGGAATACTTGCTTCTACAATGAAGGAAGAAATCGAAGAGTTAGTAAAAGAGTCCCTTGAAGAAGGAACTGACGAAGGAATGATGTCTGACGATTCTTACAAAATGGAAGAAGGTTCGTACATGGGTATGAACGAAGACGAAGATGAAGAGTCTATGACAATTGACATGACACAATCAGTTGGTGATGAAGACATGACTGGTATGTCAGATGAAGATGAAATCGAACCTCTTGATTTAACAAGCGGAGTATCTGATGACGAACTTATGAAAATCGTTATGGGTATGGGCGATGACGACAGATTAATCGTTGCTAAAAGCGGTGATGATGTAGATGTCGACATGTTAACTCAAACCGATTCAATGTCCTTCCCTATGGGTATGGGTGATGAAGACGAAATGTCAATGAATGAACCTAATTTAGGTGATGAAGTTGATGAGGTAGTCTATGAAATCGAAATGTCAGAAGATGGTGATGATTATGGTACCGAAAAAGAAGAAATGGTATACGAAATCGAAGTTGATGACGATGGTGAAGAAGGTGTGACGGAATCGAAGAACAAAACTTACATGGGTGTAGGTATGGGTAAAGCTAAATTTTCTTATGAAAAATCAAAGGGTGGTTTTGCTGACCACAAAAAAGTAGCACCTGAAGCAAAGAAATTTACTAAAGGAGAATTTAAAGA